GATGTGATAAGCGACCTTTCGACTTTTTTTGAGGACCAGGCGATTGATGCCCTTTGGAATGCAGTTACCTATAAGGTGATCTTTTTCAATGAGTATGAGGCAGTCGCGCTTTTCGGTGCGGAAATTGAATCCAGAAACCCTCATATCCTGGTCAAGGAATCGGATTTTTCGGGGATCACTCATGACAGCACGATCACAATCGGGGGCGTTGCTTATAAAGTGAAGTCGCCACAACCCGATGGGACCGGAGTAATGTTGATCGAACTTTCAAAGGATTAGAGAAGATGGCTGATTCGATCAGGGGACAGATTGTAAATGCACTTGTTACGAGATTTGGGATTATTCTCAAAACTGGCGGTTACGAAACAGATTTTGGTCAAAAAGTAGAGTTATGGCCAACATCTCCTCTTTCAAAAACGGAATTACCAGCCATTGCCGTTTTTGATATGACGGAGGAGACCTCAGAGGCCGCAATGGGCCGCCATCAAGTTTGGCTTGGAGTCCAGTTGAAACTTTTAAGCAGCTCACCGACTGAAGTGAGAAAAGGCATTGCGGATATTTCAAAGGCAATTAAGACCGATCCGAAATTTGGAGGATTGGTTTTGTACGTTGAGCCCCCAAAGAACGAAATGATTGTTGAAGGAGCGGAGAACATTTTTTCAGGTGCAAAAATCGAGTTTAGACTCTTATTTCATATTCCAGCATGGAATCCCTACTCTTTATAGGGTGGAGAGGACAAGATGGGCGAAATCATTTTGAATAACTGCAAACTTTGGGTAGGCAAGTATGACATGAGCGGCAAACTCAATGCGATTGCCCTCAATGATAACCCCGATATTCTGGATAACACAACGTTTGGACATACGGCCAAATCCCGCAAAAAAGGATTGGAGGTGGTGACCGCAGCCCTGGAAGGATTTTGGGAACAGGAACCGGATGAATTTTTTTCCGTCAAGGGGGTTGGAGATATTCCTCTTATTATTGCTCCGACTCCAGCGGAAGGGGAACATGCCTATGCGTTTCTTTCGCAGAATGTAGAATACAAGCTTGGCGAGTCAGTTGGAGAATTATTAAAATTCTCCGTCAAAACCGAATCGGTCGGCCAGCAGATGATTCGAGGTCACATTCTCCTGAATGGAATAAAAAGCCTTTCAGGAAACGGGACGGCATTTGAATTGGGTGCGATCGGTGCGACTCAAAAAATGTATGCTTCTTTGTGTGTCGTTTCTGCCTCACCCAGCGACACTCTGGACGTAAAGATTCAGAGTGATAATCTCGAGGCCTTTGGGGATCCCACTGATCAGATCACGTTTACCCAGGTCAATCTTGGCGCGGGGGGCGGCGGCACCTATGAGTGGAAAACAAAAGATGGATCTGTAACCGATACATGGTGGAAGGTGAACTATACAATCGCCGGCGTCGATCCATCATTTACCTTTGTTGTGTTTGTTGGAATCAATTAACTTGAGAAAAGGAGGGAAGACAAAATGGGGCAGATCGTTTTAACGGATGTTGCAGTAACCCTCGGTTCGATCACCATCCCCGCGAATGGTGTGAAAAGCGTGATGATCAATTTCAATCCGGAGATGAAGGACAATACCGGGATGGGGATGACGGCCAAATGCCGCAAAAAAGGACTCGAGGATTGGTCGATCGACATCGAGATTTTCCAGGACTTCGTGGATGACGGGCTCGACGAGGATCTTTGGACCCTTGTGAAAGCAGGGACGACAGTGGGGGCGATTGCGATCAAGCCAACCAGCGCGGCCATCGGCGCCGGCAATCCATCCTATGAAAGCATTGCAGGAATTATCGAAAGCTACGCTCCCATTGCTGCCGGATCGGTGGGTGAGCTCGGGACCGTGAAATTAAAGATCCTGGCCATGGGTGCGGAGTTGACAAGAGAGATTACCTAACTTTGCAGACGTCTGCAAAACGAGGCCCAGGGGAAGATGGCAGAAAGAATCCTTTATGACAAATCCGCGCTCGGGGATAGCACCCGTTCAAGGACTAGTCATTCTCCTCAGAAGGCAGATATAGATGTCTTCCCGAAGCAATTACGTCTTGATTGCGGCAGTCTTTCGATAGAGTCCGATGGAACGCCTCAGCATATCAAAATTTTCATCGATGGTAAACCGGCCAAAGGAATTTACAGCCTCAAACTAAATTTTAACATTCAACGATTAGTCAAAATAGAAATCGGGGCTTTTTTGGACGATTTCTGTTTCGACGTGAGACCGAGAAAGGGGGATTAATATGGTAGAAAAAGCAGTCTTATCCAAAGGAGACGTCCTCGAGGCAAAGGATCTTCCACTGGAGGAAGTCTATCTCAAAGAATGGAATGGGGTGATTTATATTAAGCCGATCACATTGGAAGATCGAATTAAATGGGAGGGATCTGTCAAGCCTGAGGATCCATCCCTTTCGGGACTAACGCTGCTGATTTATTCTGCCTGCGATGTCAATGGCAATTTGATTTTCACCGAAGAAGATATCCCTAAACTCAAAAAGAAAAACGCGACGGCCGTGGTAAAGCTTCTGAAGGTTGCACGAAGAGTATCGAAACTGCGAGAGAAAGATATCGAGGACGAAATAAAAAACTCCGAAAGCATCCCACCAGGTTAAACCTCTTCCGCCTGTGTCGGATGCTGAAAATTTGGAACGTGGACGAGGTCATGAAAAAGATGTCAAATGGATTACTCGTCGAGTGGATTGCTTTTACGAAGTTGGAGAACGAGGAGTTGGACAAGGAAATAAAGCAAAAAAGTCTGGAGGGACAGGCTCTCCGCGATGTTCAAGAGATGAGAGCGCGAAGAGGTAAACATGGCTGATACGGAAATCAAACTTCGATTCAAGGTCAGCGATGACGGCTCTGTAACGCTGGATAAGATCGGAAAGAATTTCGATCAGATTACAAAAAGCACTCAGAGTATGCAGAATTCTTTGAATCTGATCAAATTCGACTCCATTGTGAATCTCGGAGAACGGGCGCTCAATGCAGGGAAGCAAATTTATTCCCTGATGGAAAATACCGCGAGCCTCGGCAGCGAGCTCCAACGTAATGCCCGGGCCATGGGCATGACGACGGATGAATATCAGCAGTGGACGTACATTGCCAAGTCCGCAGATGTCGAGATGGAACAATTCCTGCTCGGCGTGAGAAACCTAACAAACGTCTTGAGCGATACTCCGGATAAAATAGAGAAGCTTGGAATCTCAGTAAAAAATACCAATGGCGGATTCAAGACCATCGATCAGCTCCTGCCCGAGATCGTCAAAAAGCTATCCCAATCCTCAGATGTCACGGAACAGAATGCCACGGCTATGGATCTGTTCGGGTCAAGGGCAGGATTGGCCTTTGCAAATCTGGTCAGAGAAGGGAAAAGCATCGATGAGATAAAAAAGCGGTTTCAGGATCTGGGGCTAGTTATAAGCAGTGAAACGGTCGAAAAGCTCGCCAAAAGTGAACAGTCTTTTAAGGATTTTGGATTCACATTGACAAAGTTTAAGGCCGAGATTTTAGCGCCATTGGTTGAAAGTTTTGGCACTTTGCTTAATAAAATACTTGAGCTCAAAACAGCTACTGAAAAAGGGATTGAACTCAATCTGAAATTTACTCCGACCATATCGGAAGCCGAACAAAAAGTAGAAGACTTTTATTTGATGACGGCAGGATATGGAACGGAAAAGGCTGCCAAGGCCTCCCGGGCTGCCGGTCTTGGAAATTTAGAAACATTATCAGCTAAGGAACTCTATGGTCTTGGTATGCCTGAAACAAAAACGACAGGCGAAGGAGAAAAGAAAGATTTATTCGGGATGACCGAGGCCGACCATGCCAGATCTAAAGCGAATCTTGAATGGGCGATTGAATATCAAACGGAATTTATTTCTAATTTAAGCACAATAGGTTCGCTTGAAGAACAACAGGCAGCCTATGATTATTCTGGCCAGATGATCACCGGTATAATTGAAGAAACGAAAACCTTGAAAGAGGCAGAAGAGGCGGCCAAGGATCTCGGCGCCGCCTGGGATTACTCGGGGACCATGGCAACGGGCGCCATTGAGTCACAGAAAAGGTCGACCGAAGAGTTGAAAAAGGAATGGGAAGAGTTAAGCAAACATGCCGACCTGGTTAAACAATTTCAAGACCAAATGAGCAGCGTTAAAACCGATACGAATGAGTTTATCAGCTCCTTCTCTTCGGGTTTATCTTCCGCCTGGTCTACCAATCTTACTAACATGATCAAAGGAACCAAGAGCTTTTCTGACTCGATGAAAAATATGTTTTCAAGTATAGCGGATTCAGCCATCAGCTCCCTTGCCAAGATAGCGGTTAATCTGGCTTTGTTTGGAAATGCAAAAGGGGATACTTCAAAGGGCGGAGGGGGTATCGGAGGAATTTTAAAACTGGTTAGCTCAGTAGCCGGTTTATTTTCTTCTGCGGGCTCTTATTCATCCATGGGCTGGGCAGGCGGTGCCGATTACAGTTCATTTGGATATCAATCCGGAGGCTATGCGAAAACTCCTCAAATTGCCAGCCTTGCCGAACACGAGCCGGAATATATTATCCCCGAATCCAAAATGAAACAAGGCGGAGATACCTATATCACTCTTATTGAAGCCACAGATGTTAATTCATTTGAAAAAAAGTATGGAGTAGTCATCGACTCTCGTATTTCCGGGGGCAAGAGATTTAACAGGGTGAGCACAAGAGGTTAAATTATGGCTCTTTATTTTCTCACAAATCCAGTTTGGTCGAATGCTTACAGTGATGAGGTAAAGTTTAAAACCCTTGTTTCTGACATGGATGATGGGGTTACAGAACAGAGACGGAACAAGGGATCACAATCTAAGAAGTTGTTTTATCTTCAATACAAAGCACTTGGTCGGATCGACCAAGACAGGCTTTTCAGTTTTTATCGATTGTGCAAGGGATCTAAGACTGCCTTCTACATTTACGATCCGGTTGATTATATCTACGGAACCCTTCTTCCTTACGATCAGGTAAAGGCCTACCTTCCCCTTCACGAGGGAAGTGGGACCAAGCTAGACGACATCAAGGATTTCATTTACCCTCTTTATTCCTGTCGATTTCTTGAGGACAATTACTCAAGGGAATACCTTACCGAGCAGGCCCATGGTGTGGGTCTGAAGATCGTCCAGGAGTCCCCGATTGCCTTTACCAACAACTATGGCACCCTTGCCGGAACCTACTCGTGGGTACAGGTCTATGACGGAACCGTATGCCCATCATTCATCACAGATGGATATATCACATTCGGGGACGCAGCCGACCTTGATGTAGGAACGGGTGACTTCTCACTTGCCATTGGAGTCTATGCTAACTCTCTGGCAGCCGCAAGTCCCATTCTTTCAAAGAAGGCTGACAACCTTGTTGGGACCGATGGGTATTCCCTTACCGTGGATACCAATGGCCACCTCGATCTTTATTTCAGTGATGGGACCACCCTGAAGACACTTACCTCTCCTGCTGGGGCGATAGTAGCCTCGACCTGGTACGTGATCACCGTCACTATGGACCGTGATGGGAATGGTCAGATTTACGTAAACAATGTTGCCTCGGGAGCCGCCGTGGATATCTCCGCTGCAAGCGGAAACGCCGATAGTGCTACCGCCGCTTATATCGCAAGGCAGGGAACAAGTTACGGGACAATACGAACTCGGAACTTTATGTTTGCAAAAAAATGTTGGACTGCTGCCGAACGGACCAAAATTTGGGATTACTGGAGAACGGTGTTTGGAATCTAAAAGGGAGGAAACAATGAATTCTATAATTTATTTAGTGACTACAAAAAAAGCACACCTTGTGGGACTTGAAATTATACCCTCTATAACTTGGAGCGCAGTTGTTAATTCTCCCGAAGAGTCCGCAACTATTCTTTATCGAGAAGAAAAGAAGGATGAAGATATTAACCTTTCACATGATCTGTATCGCATTGATTTGGATGCTCTAAAAGTCGAACGAATGATAATTCCTAAAATTGTATTTGTACAGGAAGAGATCAAGGTTTAGGGAATCAAAAATGATTGCTTTTATTATTTTGTGGTTTGCAATAGGTGGTACTTATTTCATGGGATGGTTGGAAATAGAAACAATCATTCCAGGATATAAGGACCTAGCTGCATACCAGATAACGACTGCTTAAGGAATTTGGATTAACGATGCCGCGAGACATTAACGATACCTTCACTACAGAGAAGAACAGGCAAGAGAATACTCCCATTTGGTGCTATCACATTTATGTTCCCGAAGCCACTGATATCTACCTGACAGAATGGGATACTGACATCGTATATCCTACCGTAGGCGGTCATACATATCTCAAGTTTCCCCTGAAGCACGAAGGAATAAGCAAGAATATTCTCGGTGAAACCGACTCGGTCAAAGTTACCATGTCAAATGTTGATCGTAGCATCGGGGCCATTTTGCTTAGCAAGGGGGGACTGGTTGACTACAAGGTTGATATCACCCTTGTCTTTGAAAATCTCCTTGATGACGCGGACGCAAACATCACCGAAACCTTCTGGATTGAGACTTCTAATATATCTGAAACCGTCTCGGTATTTATCCTAACAACGAGACTTGATCTATACCAACTTAAATTGCCGGGTCGAGTCCAGCATCGAGATTGTTGCGGATGGACGTTTAAAAAGGAAGGGTGCTATCTAACAACGAGTCCTGGCGTATATGCGGCCCCTGCTGGTTTTTTAAATGCGGGCGTGGAATGTGATCATACTGTTAATGGTTCGACGGGGTGCGTGTATCATGCAAATTCTGGACGGTTCGGAAGCTACCCCGGCATTCCTCATCGGGCATTTTTCATAGTTTAAGGAGAATAAGAATGAAGTTTGATAAAGCAAAAAGCGATCAGGTAGCAGATAAGTTGTTAGGGATGAAGTTTAAGATGGGAGGCCGTGGACCTGAGTTCATCGACTGTTATGGTATTCTTACTTCTTATTATAGCGCATTCGGTATAACAATGCCTGATTTCTGTGGGTACGATGATTGGAATGGGAAGGAAGAATATTACCTCAAAAGTTATTCATCAACAGCCAGGAAATTAGACCCTGACGAGAAACCCGAGATTGGGGATTTCATTCTTTTCAAAAATGTTGAAGGGGCTAACAACCATGCCGGGGTTTATCTTGGAGGATACGACTTTATTCATTCGTACGAGAAAACAGGAGTCAGAATAGATTCATTAACCAATAAGGTTTGGAAGAAAAAAGTTTATGGCTACTTCCGAATCAAAGACGGTCCTATTGAGGGTGAAATCTCTTCAGTTCATTACGGAAAACTAGATGATTAGTGTAACCTATATTCCATGTTTGTTTGAAGACACACGGTATGAATTTAGCAGTCACAACAAGACTGTCTTCGCTATTCTTCAATCCCTTGTCCATAAGTTTCCAGAACTTAAAAAGGAAGCGATGGGCTTTCAGGTTCGCGTTAATGGGAAGTTAATTTCCCCTTTTAAATGGAGAACGAAATTAGAGGATGGGGATAGGGTTTATTTGATTCAAACCCCAGGGGGAGAGGCGATAGTCGCTATCCTTGTCGCCGTAGGGGTCTTTGCTTCTGCTGCCACAGCTACGGTAGCCGGGATAAGTTTAGCGGTAATTATAAATGTCGGTCTCTTTGTCTTGTCCATTGCTTACTCCATTTACAGTATATGCGCCGCCAAGAAAACTACTGATACCGCCGCTACTGGATTAGGGCTAACAGGTTCAAAGTCCTATGGGTGGGAAGGTGCGGCCTTGACAGCAGAGCCAGGAATCCCTGTTCCGGTAGTGTATGGCGAGCATCTTGTCGCCGGTAACATCATTTCCTCTTTTGTTACTAGCGATGGGAATTATTCATATCTCAATCTATTGATCAACCTGTGTGAGGGGCCAATCGAAGGCATTATGAAGGAGGATGAGACGGGAGTTTGCACAAGCATCATCGATGCCCCATATATCCTGATTAATGACAATCTTATGAGTAATTTGTACACCGGAGATCCTACCTATGGCTATGCTTGGTATTGGGACTATCGGTTAGGAGAAGATGTTCAGAGTCTAATACCAGGATTCTTAGACACCAAAATGTATTATGACATGGGGAGTCCCGAAGTCAGTGTTGCAGGCGGGGCGATCACATACACCACGGATGGTGATGATATCCAGGCGGCTGAGGTCAGGCTAAGAATACCAGCCTTATACGTTGTCTCCGGCGGAAACTACATAGCCACTCCTCTCTGGTTTGCTATTTATTATAGGATTCATAATTCGGGAGATCCATGGATTACCGCATTGGCAACCTATATTTCCGAATCGACACAGTATCCTATCAGAAGGGCCTACACCATCGTATTTCCAGCCGCAGGCCGGTACGATATAAAAGTTGAAAGGGTATCCGGGGATTTTGATGGCACGACACAGGTTGGCAAACTCTATTGGGACTCAGTAACAGAGATCATTTATAAGTCTTATACCTATCCTCTCACTGCACTATTAGCTTTAAAACTTTTAGCTACTGAAAAATTGAGTGCCCAGTTGCCGAATGTCAAGGTGTTAATTCGCGGGAAGAAAGTCTTAAATCTTAAAACTTCCGTGGTAGAGTGGTCTAAGAATCCTGTCTATTGTGTGAATGACTTCCTGACAAATGAACGATATGGGGCAGGTAGATTTATCACTTCCTCTAATATCAATACCGACCGTATGATTGAGGAAGCCGATTATTGTGATGAACAAGTCGGGGACGGGCATAAATATACCGGGGCAGGAATAACGGTGACGGCCACGAGCCTAACCGACCCCAACCATACCTTTGTTGCTTCCGATGTCGGGCGTACAATTTGTTGTGAATCCCCGACCGATAGCACGGTCTACACGAGGCTGGCCATTACCTCCGTGGCCGGGACTACGGCTAACGGGACTGGTGGATGGGTTACGGGCACTCCCGATCCGGCAACCGTAGGATGGGAATTTGGGGAAAATCGCTATGAACTAGACCTGATAATCGATACTCAGGATGATGCTCTTACGTTAATCAGCCAGATATGTGGAAGTTTTCGGGCTGTGCCTCTCTGGATAAAGGATGCTATTGAACTCATCATTGATCGACCACGGAATCCCTGCTATCAGGTCAACATGAGTAACATCATAAGTTCTAGTTTTCAGAATAGTTTCATTTCTCCTAAATCAAGACCTAATAGCATAGAAGTAAGTTATGCCAATAAGGATGACTACTACAAGAAAGACACAGTTAAGTATGAAGATCACACCGCGATTGAAGCTAATGTCCCAAAGCGATCACTTTCGATGAATCTGTTCGGAGCAACCCGCCAGTCTCAACTCTATCGAGAAGGAAGATTTCATGTCCTTGCTTACAAATATCAGGATGAACAAATTGCGACAAAGCAAGGGATTGACTTTATTCATTGCAAGCCAGGAGATGTGATTCGCACGCAGCACGACGTTCCTGCTTGGGGACAGGGCGGGAGAATCAAATCGGCAACCATAGACTCCATAACTCTCGACAAGGAAGTCGAGATTGCAGCCGGGACATATACTATCACGGTTATTCAAAAGGATGTGAATGGTTTGGATACCCTTGAGACCCGGACCGTGGTTGAGGGTACGGGATTCTATACTACGCTCCATGTCACTGTTAACTTTTCGGCAATCCCTGAAACGTGGGGATTGTGGACTCTAGGGAAAACTACTTGTGAGCCTAAACTCTTTAGAATGGTGCAGACGAAACATACTCCCGAGAACGAAGTAGAATTGCTCGCATCGGAATATTCCGTGTCTGCCTATACAGACACAGGTGTTGTTCTCCAGGAAAGAATTGAGAGTGGCCTGCCTAATCCATTTGAAGTTAAGAATGTTACCAATCTCTCCGTAGTAGAAAATGGGAACATACTGGGTGATGGATCATGGGCTGTCTATCTGGTAACGGGATTTCAGAAGCCGGAATATCAAAGCCTTTTAGGATGGGACCATGCGGAAATTTGGATTTCCCTCACCTCCAATTCTGGATGGGAACACTACGGCGATGCCAAGAAGCCCGGTTACAAGATTGATTCACATGATTTTCTGAAGAAGGGTAATACAGTCTATATTAAAGCGATTTCATCAACTGCTAATGGAACGCGGGCAACGTGGGAGAGTGCTCCGATAACGTCAAAACTGATCACAGGCAAAACCACTCCTCCGAGCGATGTAACCGGATTTGAGGAAACTCAATATTCTGATCGAGTCGTCTTAAATTGGGATATGCCTACAGACGCCGATGTTAGAGCGGGAGGATATTTTGAGATTCGGCAAGGTGAGACCTGGGGAACCGCCGAGGTGATTCAGAGTTTTATAAAGAGTAATACCTATACATGGTTGACATTTGTACCCGGAGAGACGACATTACTGATCAAGGCTGTCGATAGTTCCGGTAACTATTCTGCAAATGCGGCCTCGATAAATTTCATTATCAATATCCTTCCAACAGGCTTGGCTGAGGTAAATGTTGATGCTCTCAAGGGGGTCACGTGTACCAATACTTTGCTTCAATATGCTATCGAGGGACATGATCGGGCTGTCAGCTTAAAGATTGCTAGTAAATGGGATTCGGCAATTGATTGGGATGATGGGACTCACTGGGATAAAACCATTGACCCACTCACCGGATACTTTGTTACTGCCCCCATCGATACCGGGTCCATAGCTCGTTACCAGTGGGTTGTAGAGGATAAATATATTGAGGATGGGGATGGACAGACTGCAACCGTGGAGATTGCCACTTCCGAAAACGGGACAGATTGGACTGGCTACGTCGCGTACTCCGTAGCAACAATTTATTATTCCCGCTACGCAAAATTTAAGGTCACACTAGGGTCTGACAATGCCAACGAGAATATTTTTTGCTATCAGTTGAGCATACGGGCCTACAATGCCGACACGTTGAGTGCCTACTCAACGGAATCAGGAGTGAGTCCAAATAAAATCACGTCTATCTGCATTCGGGATGATGGAGGGAACGAAATTATTTTGTCCACGGTGATATCATAATGGCGATCAAAAGATACGTTTCAGACAAAATAGTTGGTCTCTCAAGCGATTCAAAGCCAATCAATGTGGCAGACGGAGCCACATTTTATGAGACTAATACTAAGTTTATCTTTCTCAAGGTGTCAGGTAGTTGGGTAAGGCTTGGAGCAGAAGCATTTCCGATAGGGTCGGTATTCGTTTCAGTAGTATCTACGGACCCTGCAACCTTATTAGGGTATGGTACATGGGCACGAATAGCCGAAGGCCGGATGCTTATAGGACAAAAGGCTACTGACGCAGACTTCGACACGGCGGAGGAGACAGGCGGGGCCAAGACTCATACCCTTACCGTTGATGAGATGCCAGCACACGATCATACTGTTGATGTCGGATTTTCTGCCGGGGCGGGGACCGTACCATTTGTCACCTATACCCCGGCTTCTACCGTCACAACTAGCTCTAAGGGTGGTGGTGGTGCTCATAGCATTATGAATCCTTTTTTTGTGGTCTACGCGTGGAAACGCACAGCATAAAGGAGAACTCACATGACAATGGTAGCCTTTGATTTAACGAAACCAGTAGACAGTAGCGACTTAATATCCTCGGAAATAAGGAATCAACTTAATGCTCTGCACAAGGGAGACCTATTTCCTTTACGGCCGAGAGCACAGACCGTGCCAGATTTAACAGTAGCAGTCGGGGCCTCTTTGGTTGAAGGCTTCTGGCTTCAAACTTACCTTGGTACAAGGACCCCCCTGAATTATGCAGGCGGTAACTCCCCGGCGGTAACGGCACCCTCGGCAAATCCACGAATCGACCTATTGACCATCAACTCGGCGGGGACTTTAGCGTGGGTCGTGGGAACCGAGGCCGCTTCTCCTGCTGCCCCTAGTTGTCCTAATGACGTAATCCCAATCTGTTATATCTATTGCCGGGTAGGGATGGTTCACATCCATAACTTTGAAGACGATGATAGTACAAACGGTTACATCTATAGGGATGTGAGACCTATATTTACCCCGATGCCTGTAGCCCCCATGCGAAATTTCCTGCATAACGGGGTGGGGGCGATGCAGACAAGAAAGGCGGCCTATACCCTAGTCAAGGATGTCTGGGGAGTAGGATGGGCCGACCGGTGGTGGGGTATGGCTACCGGGACCTTGGTATCAGCAGGGATGTTGACGTATGACAACGAGGCCCCCATAGGTTCTAGCAAGAGTGCTTTCAAATTTGCAGGCGTGACATTAACCGGGACAGGGATTCTTTATCTCAGGCAACGATTGTTGGCTTCTAGTGCCGCCGCGTTCATGAATAAACAGGGATCTTTTCAACTTCGCGTTTACCATGACGTAGGTAGCGCTGTTAACTTCACGATCATCATTTCCAAGGCCGATGCCTTGAACACCTGGACAACGCAAACAGAGATAACTAACAGTGGGACCATCTCCGTTCCCAGTGGTACCGAGACGCTTTTGACTTTTGAGGATGTCACCATGGCTGACTGCCACAATGGTGTTGAGGTCAAGATAAAGATCGAGTGCGGTGCGATCACCACGAAAAACTTTTGGCTAACAGAATTGAAGGGTGAACCACAGGCTCAATGTTCCCCATATGTTGCTGAACAGCATATGGTTGAGATCATGGAGGTTGGCTACCTAACCGAAAAATCCCAACAATCCAGTATCCAGCCTGATTCCCCCTGGGCGGAAGATAGCGGTGTAGGTGTTCAAATTGGTCACCCTACTGGTTGGTTACGTCACACAATTCCATTTAAAATTCGTAAAGATCATCCAACCCCAACCATCCATACCTATGATAGAACTGGTGCGGAAGATAAATTTTCTTGGCATGATGGAACAACATGGCATAACGGAGGTACCTGGATTCTCTTAGCGGTGACAGAAACCAACATTATTGTTAGCCATAGTCAGGGGGCATCTATTGTAACAGCATTCACCTGGTACGCCCCGGAATGGTTATAAGGAATGAAGTCAATTAAATCGAATCGAAGGGAAGATAAAATGGGAAATGGATTTGAGATTCAAGTAACCGAAAAGGAATTTAGGGCAAAATCCCAGGATGAACAAAACTGGATCCTGTTTCAGGGGATTTCGGGAGTCTCTAAGTGTATCAGGGATATCGATGATAAGGGCTGTGAATATGCCAGGAAAAAACAAAAAGGGTATCGGCTAAAACTGGCCGGTGCGCTGGGTGCAGGAATGGCAAGCGGAATCGGAATTATCTATCTCATTTTTCATTTGCTTCATCATTCACCTTAAAGGAATGGATCGATGGCAACCTTAGCGATTTGGATCGATGTCTCCCTGAAAGTGATGAAAGAAAACGTGGAGATCATCGAGGAATGGTATCACAAGAATCAAATGGATCTGATGATCAAACAGGCAAAAGTGTTTAGAAAACATATCGATTCATTCATTGACTTTATGGAGAAAAGGAAGGTTGAGGGATTATGAAAGATTTGGAACTTGTACGAAAAGAGTTTTATCCCGATCGGACGATCGGAGGCCTTTATTTACCGGACGGCGGGACCTTCAAATATTATTCTCTGGAGGATACCGATCGCTATCTCGAGAGTGGAGGAATTAAGATCCCGGGTCAGACGGCGATCCCCAGGGGAAGGTATCGGATTACACTAGATTGGTCACCGAAAAGAAATGCTCTCGTCCCTTATCTTTTGGATGTCAATCAGTTTGTGGCCATCCAGATCCACGGTGGAAATCGTCCGGAGGACACGGAGGGATGCCTCCTCCTGGGGCGAAAGTATAATGCTCCCAAACATGAAATCTACGAATCGATTCTGGCGATTCAGGAATTCTATCCTTGGCTCTTTCGGAAATTGTTAGAGACGAATGACAATCTCTGGATCACGGTGAGGTAGAAACGTGAAACTTAAAGATATGTCGATAAAGGATGTCGTGAGTGGAAGAATCAAGAAGATAATCCTCGAGGTAACGAGTCTTAAATTTTGGGGAATCGTTTTCCTTGGATATCTCAATGCTCATATCACGATGACCGATCATAAATTTGATTTATTTGGGATGGTGGCATTTCTCACGGCGATTGGGCTAAGAGAAGCCGCCGATCTGTTACAACAGAAAACTCAAAATGGAGGAGGTGAGTCAAAATGACTAGAGTGTTGGTAGAAATTGGAATCGTGATCATTTCATTGATCGTGGGAGGCGTCGGCGGTGCGTTTTGTTATTGGTATTTTGTTGTCCACCGGAAAAAGATCAACATTCCGGATAAAGTGGGGTAATCAAGGTAATGAAAATTCCATGGAAAATGATTTTGATCGGGACCGGTTGTCTTTTCATCCTCCTCTTGGTTGGCTCTCTCACGGGGGCCAACCAGAAACTTTTGGATTTGGCCAGGGATCAACTCAAAAGTGATCAGGCGAGGGTGGTAGAAGTGCAAGGCGAAAACCAGAAATGGTACGAGGAGACCATTGCTTCCCTTAATGAGCAGCTCGAGACGACTAAAAAAAAGATTGGAATATTGGAGATAACAATCAATGACAAAGACGGTGAAATCCTGGCATTACGGAATGAGCGCGGCAGGATTGTTACTTCTTCTGATCCTGACAGCATTGTGGATGATCTTCGCCAGCTCGGCTATCGCTCAGAATACCGGCGAAGGAGATGAGATCTGTAGATCGGTCGAGGATGCCCAGGCCGAGACACAAAGACTCAAAGAATGCGAGCTGGATAGGCGCGAGATCGATCTTCTCAAGTCGCAAATCGAAAACCTGAAAGAGAAGATTACCCTCAAGGACCAGGAAAGCCTCATTAAAGATAAAATGCTTCAGGTGAAGGATGAAATGATCGCCAATCAGCAAAGGAATTTCGATCAAATGAAGGAAATCGCCGATCGGGCGATTAAACTCTCTGAACAAGGAAAAAGGTCCACGGTCCAGGAGATCCTCGAATGGGTGATCCGGATCGGTCTCTTTGCCGCCGGCGTCTTCGCTGCCAAATAATCAATTTTCTCTTTTACTTCCATTCATATCCTTTCTGCTTCATACAATCATCTCTTTGTTGAACAGGGGCAGGATATCTTAGGTTCTTGACATAGCCCTTTGTTGTCATACATCGTTCTTCTAATCCAGAGGCACATATCCTAACTATTTCAGAAGCAA